GGTTCAACAATATTCAAGAAGTTGAGTCTCGTAATCTCATCGTTGAACTCAAAGAGTTGATCTCTTGCAGCGGCTGAGATTGCTTTCTCTAAGTAAATAAACAGACGACGGACATTGATTCTGTCGAATGCTGAGGATTTACCAAGAGCTGTCTTATCACCGAAGAGGACAATACCAGCACCGGGCGAGAAGATTACAGGGTTAACTCTTGCGGAGTATAACTTATCTCTTTCAGCTTGTGAGGGGGTGTACGCTAATTTTACAGCGTTGAGGATTGCGCCTCTTGTAGTTCCACCCGGCGAGAACCAGGGGAAGTTATTGATATCATTCCTAGCACAAAGGCCAGCAATATCACCATTAAGGGGTACATAACGGAACGCTTTACTAAAGCGATCATACATGTACTTATAACCACTATCAAGAATAGCGTAAGAAGATGAGGATACTGAAGAGTAGAATGCAGTTACAGCGGAAGTAACAGTATCGGAACTTAGCGTTAGGTCTTCTCCATCTCCAGATGTAGCAAGGAATGCTTGTCTATGGGGAGAGATGCATGCAACACAATCTTTTCTAAGTTCTGCGACTGCAATTAGTTTATTTGCAAGAGCTTGTGATGCCTCTCTACCGTGAGCAGCAGATCCCATCATCAGGAAATCTAACTCGTATGCATCTTTATTTGCAAGAAGATCATAACCACTAGAAAGGTCTCCTACGCTTACGCTAAGAGCACCTGTACTATTGATTCCAGATTTGCCGCCGTAGTTAAGACCATTAGCAAATGATGCTTGATAGTTTCCGATGGAAGCGAAAGAAACATTCTCAGTGTCTTGATCCCATGCAACATCAGTCTTAGGATCAAAGTCTGCATCCAGGTCTGTTGTTACAATACCTGCAGGAGCTCCACCACCAAATGCATACTGACTAGCAACTTCAAGAAGTTTTCTCCAGTAAGAAGAAGAACCAGCAGAGTATACGGAATCTTTTGCTTTAGATGCTGAGATATACTTCTCAAGAAGTGTACCAGCGTTACCGGTAATTTTACCAGCATCGTCAATTAGGGCAACATGAACTTCATCGTTCTTGGCGTTTCTAGCTGCAGCGAATGAAGAAGTACCGGGTCTATCTGCAAGGGAGTTCCAAGCAATTGTAGATCCGTTGCTAAGAGTGATGGTTTGACTATCGAACCAATCGGTAGCACCAGTGTAATCAATGTCTCCGTCATATGCTGCAGCTGCAGTCCAACGAGCATCTCCACTAGTAATACCTGCACCAGTCAGAGCTGTGAAGAAATCACTGGATGCGAAACTAGAACCGTAAGCAACTGTTCCTGATACCCAACCATTTTTAGAAGCACCTACACTGGACTGAACATGCAGTGAGAATGAACCAGTGTTCTGGAATTCGTAAACTCCACCAGGAGTATACTCAACAGAAGTTTCTGTTCCAGCAGAACTGACATGTGATACAAGCTTGACTGAAACTTGACCCGAACCAACTTCTGTGATTACACCCTTAAGGTATCCATCAAGCAGTGAGGTAGCGCCAACACCAGCAACAACTGTTCCAGCAGGTACTGCCTGAGTGACACCCAGACCTACAGTCAGATCAATATCTGAAATACCGTTTTCGTATCCGGCAACAGCAGCAAGACCGCCATTAGCAGTAGAAGAAAATCCAAGAACAGCACTAGTGTCAACACCAGTGATGACTTGATCTGCAAGACCGTCTAGAACGGCAACCTTAATTCCATTTGCCCAGGAACCAGGGTTTCTAGCAGCAAGAACAACATTACTAATGTTGTTTTCAGAATATCCTTTATTGATATAATCGTCTACGCTTTTAATCGTGACGCTGCTAGCAGTACCAACAAAGGAGTTCTTGAGCTCTGTATCGTTAGATCTAACAACGCGAAGTACGCCGCCATATGCTAGGTACGATGAAGCTGTCAACCAATATTCGTAGTGGTTGCTGTCTTTGTATGGTGAACCGAAGGTCTCTAGAAGATCCGCCTCGGTTTCGATAAGTGTGGGTTTCTCGACTGGTCCTTTTGCAAAGGGAGCTACGATACCTGCAGCTAGAGTAGAAGTGGGGTCTACTCTACCTTGGGTTAGGTCAACTTCCTTTACGACAATTCCAGGAGATGCTAGGTTGAGCGGCATCTTTAACTCCCAATAGAATCCAATTTTGTCTACTAATATTTAGAGTTTAGACCTTTTTGAGTGGGGAAACCATACATGAACACTACCAATCTGGATAGCACCAATACAATAATCTATCTTTTTGTTTCCTTGTCATAACTACTCTTTCTTTAGTGCATGACTTGCATTCATATGAATATGCTGATGGAGAATCACCTCTATCTTTATGAGTTCTATAAAAATCATTCATCAAATCTTTCATCTTATTGCAAGTCCTACATTTCCTTTCAGAAAGATATAGATGACCTAACTCAAATTCATCATCTAGTTCCATCAATTGTAATCCCACATATAAGACATGTCACCATATGTTGATGACATCTCCTTATCTACAGTCCACCTATCTCCACCTTCAACAAATGACTCATCATCTAATCCATCACTGATAAATCCAAAAGGTGCCATATCTTGTTCGATCTGATCTTTCTGATCTTCATAGATTCTCTTGCGGACATCATTGTCCGTCATCTCTCTGAAGTAATCTTGAGCCACTAACCATGCAAAAATAACCAAACACATTGCAAGGTCATCGTGACATCCATCTTCCGCTTCCCACGATTGTTTTTTCTGAATAAATGTTGTCAATTCTGCAATGATATCATAATCACTGGTTACTAGCTTATCTTCTTCTATTAATGCCTTTAGATTTGAACAACCAGTCTTCTTTACAGCAGCAGTCATTCGGACACCCAGTTGGGTTTTCTTACCACTGAAACCTGTACCTACTTGTTGACCTGCTCTACCTCTCATAGAGCACATCAGCATATTCTCATATTCTAGATCGTATTGTAAAATTGATGAAACCTGTTCTCCAATATCATTAACCTCAACCAATACATAAGCATTGTTATAAGCTTTCGCCATATCCAAAATAATATTTGGGAATAGCATGGGCTTAATTTCATTATTCTTATATCTTGCTACAGTTTTATATGGGAACTCTGAAATATCAAAAATTACAAATGCCGAATAGTCATGATCAATGCCACGCGCAGTGTCAACAGTTACGATATAATCACGATCCTTCTGTGGTTTTTCATATACCACGAGTCCCTTTCCATTATTCTGTATTGGATCGTCAAAAACAAGGTTTCTTAATTTAGCAACACTAATCAAAGTGTCAACAGATCCAAGGAATTCACACTCAAACTCAACTTTGAACTGCTGATCTGAGGTGTTGGCAATGGTCTGTGCTTTCCATTTAGCATCCCTACCAGGGACTTCAGACCAGTGAACTTCTGTAGCCGTATATTCGTTCTTCCCTCTCTGTGCATCGTGCCAGTATCTGTAAAAATGGTTCATGCCGTGAGGCGTTGAAACCATGATTACCTTTGTGCTTTTACCAGAAGTAATAGTAGGATAAACAGAGGCAAAGAACGACTCTGCAATATGATTTGGAACGAACGCAAACTCATCGAGGAAGATGATATTAAACGACATACCTCGGACAGCACTTGCAGATGTAGATGCTGCCAATATCTTACTGCCATTTTCTAGCTCCATGCTGCCTTTATTCCAGGATAGAATACCCTGTTGCATCCACTTTGGCAAGTTCTCGTATGCAGTTTGTAACCTACTTAAAAGCTCTCTTGCTGTTGCTGCTTTGTTGGCAAGTATACCGACATTGACACTATCGTTAAAAACAATGAAATGTAAAAGATAAGATACGCAAGTTGTAGACTTACCAGTCTGTCTTGGCATCTTACAGATATTAAATCGTTTCTCATGGAAGTTGCGGATTAATTTTTCTTGAAATCCCCACATCTTAAAAGGTACAAGACCTTCATCCAGAGAAACAATTTTTACATAGTTCTTTGCAAAATATACTGGGTCATCTTTACATTTTAAATATTCTTTGACATCTTCTTTGGAAAATTCTACAGAAGTATTTGCTTTTTTTAGGTTAGGATTACCTAAGTAAATTTCATTTGAAGACATTATTTTCTATAAGGTAGTGGCCAAGTAATATGCATTGCAAAGCATAGCAATGAGACAAAAGAAAATACAAATATTACACTCATGATCTTAATTTTATATCGCAGGTTAGTTCGCAGTTTTCGCCTTGAAACTCAGAGTCTGGGATAAAGGGAGCAGATCCACAGACAGCACTTCTACACCACCGTGTTATGTCACTTTCATATTTCTTTTCAGTATTATTTTGCTCACCCATTCGATTCTCTTTCATCAACTCCTAGTATATAGTAGATACAATAGAATGCCCCTGCGAGAGCAAGTGCTACCATAAAGATCACTGACCATACAGGATCGTTTACATTAGTATGTGGTTGTAATAGTAAATTCATGATTTTAACCACCTAAGTCTAGAAGTATCTTTCCGTTTTTCTTTCATTAGAAATCTATTAAAAGACTTCCCACCATGCTCCTTAATTTTAACACGCTTATTCTTATGATCACCACCAAATAATTTACCATAGGTAATCACTGGTTTAGGATCTTTAAATGTTTTGGGGTCAGACAGTTCAAGATTTCTCTTCAAAAGTTTTTTAACTCTTGAAGTCTGCTCTACATTTTCTGGGAATTGATTATCAACATACGCATCATGATAAACATTAGTAGCTCGATTTTTTATTTCTTGCTCTTTATATTTCTTTTGATCTGGGGGTAGTGCTGCAATTTCTAAAGCAGAAGTAACCTCAAATAACAATACTCTTTTGATTGGTTTGGGAAGTGCTTCTAAAACTTTAGATATAGATTCCATATTATTTTGATTCGTGGGTTTTTTATTTTTACTTTTCCACTTTTCAATCAGAGTAGATTCTTTGACATTGAAGTTTGATCCCATCTTTTTTGCACCACCTTTGATAACTGTCTCAAAGTGAACTACCGGAGCTTTTCTTCCTGGGAGACTGGCGGTTTGACCACCTGATGCTACCCCAGACGCAAGAGCTCCAACAGGACCTAACTGATCGAAAATTGTTTGTACCTCTTTACTCCATTCTGATCCATTACCACCTAGAGCATTTACAAGCATTTCAGTTGCACCAGCAACTTGTTTAACTATTGGTTTATTGGCAATGTCTGCACTATCTCCAAATCCATAGGTATCTTGAAGTACGATATCATCTCCACGAATTACAGCACTTTGAATATTATTATGGGTTCCTTTTAAACCAAGATTACTACTGCTTGATGTAGACTTATTAATGTAGTCTTTTAAGCTCCCATCAACTGTGGGATTGTAATTGTTTACAGCATCTTGAAGTGCATTCATAGAACTAGGTGATAACTTAGTTTGAATTGGATTAGATGCAGAACCAGAAGCTCCATCCGCTATAGTTGCACGAACCTCACCGGATTTAGCTGGTATAATATTTCCTTCTGCTGCATTTTTCTGCAATACCTCTTGGGTCTGACCAAGCAATCCAATCCCATCAATAATTCCACTCACTGCATCTGCAATAGGTCCAGAAACATCTGATATACCTGAGGATTCTAAAGCATCTCCAATTGCATTTTCCATATCACTAAGAGTATTTACAATATTCATACCAATATCACCAACTGCGGATTTTAGAGACTCAAACATCCCCTTAATTGCCCCAGGATAATAACTTGGATCGCCAATACCATCCCGACTTATAACCGAAGCGACTCTTTTTGATTGCGATCTTACACCTACATCAGTCATTACTGGATGTCCTTTGGGAATCCCACTCCCATCAACTGGAATCAATAATGAATACGCATATAAAACTCTTGATGCATGGGGTGCAACATTACTTGTACCAGGTGGGTAATATGCGGCACCACCTCTGCACTGACCAAGCAAACAATCTATACCCGACCACATGTAAATTGTTTTTTGTGTAAAATTTCCTTCTGAGTAAGCTTGAGCAAATTTTCTAGCAAACTCATTATAACTTACACCAAAAACATTACTCAATTGATATACATGGTTATACCCATTCTCATTAATATACCCAAGAGAAGTTCCAGTCAATGCCATACTACCAGAAAATGCCATAGCATATGGTGTTCCATTATAGTTACTGCCATCACTGGTTTCAATTTGAGGCATTTCTAATCTAGGTTGGGTAACCCCATTAATATCTGTAGTCTGCAATTGACTAAGATTTGGAAGAACACCCGGAGTACCATCTCCTTGAGCTGCACTATCCCATACAAAAGAACTTAGGTCAGAAAAATCACCAAGAGGTGCTGGCTCAAATGTTGGTCCAACCTCAAGCACTTCGGGGGATGTATCCACTACAGAATACATACCGCCTGTTACCATCTTCTCTTTAAGAAAAGCAATCTTCTCATCAATTTTAACAAGTGGTTTTGTGTATCGTATTGCTTTTTGATATCTATTCATCACAACAAGTGACTTTATAATTATTTAGATACCCTTCTAGGTTTATTAAATGGTTCCCAGTGCTGCCATCCATATCTATGTACTAAATCCATCCCTACAATAGGTACAATAATTAGTAAAAGACTTAATGCTCCAATTCCAAAAGGATTGTTAAGTGTGGCAGCAGCAAAATGTGCTGCCTTGAGTGCTGCACTGGTCATACATACCCTCCCCAGGTTTTCCAGAAGTCTAAAAAGTAAAAGTTAATCTCACTTATAGTTCCATTAGGTGCTTCTTCATTCTCAGTCTCAGACCACTTTTTACAGAATCTAGAAATATCATCTGAAGC